GGCGTAATGATGTTGCTTGGCATATGTCCATTCCTTTGGGTCGATCATTTGGTGCGCTTCCTCCGCTGCGCCGGGACGGTTGCCTGTTCGGGCGATTCGATGACGGCGCGCTCGACGGCGGGTTCTGGTTCGGGTTCGGTAGGGCGGATGCGCACGTAGCCAGCGCGTTCCAGATCATAGGCTTCGGCCATTGTGACGGTGTAGCGCATTCCAGCCGTGAGCCGCATCGGTTTGCCGTCGATGAAGACGGTGACGTCTTCGAGCGCCTCGACGCGCATCATGGTGGTTGTGTCGTCGTAGGGCATGAGCAATTGTCCTTCTGTGTTGAAATGCCCGCAGGGAATGTCGAAGCGGCCGTAGGCGATGACGCCAGCGCGCAGACAATCCATTGCGAATTGAATATCGCCAGTCGGATTGCTGCCGTTGCCGCTGTGGAGCGGGATGCGCTCCAGCACATTGCGATGGATGAGCGTGCAACCCCAGCCGCAGCCGGAGATGCGTCCGACGCCAGCCTGCCGATAGCGGGCCAGCTCACGCGGATAGAGTGTGAGCGACATGCCAAGGCTGTTTTCGCCGCAGTACTGCCAGGTGCTGAGCGAATAGTTGCCGTGGCGCAGCACGTATGGTGCATAGACCACGCCGGCGCCTGTGGTGTCGGCGAGCTTCTGTAGAGCGTCGGGCGGGAGCACCATGTCATGCTCGACGGTGACGAGTGCGTCGTAGCCGCCGGCAAGCGCAAGGCGTTGGGCGCGCTGATATTTCGCCAGCACGTTGCGATGGTCTGGCGGTGGGAATGGGTCATCGGCATCGATGACCCATTCCCACTCGTGCGTGGTCTGCTGCGCTTCGATGGACGCTCTGCACTGTGGGTGCAGGGCGTCATCGTACGTTGGCGTGTAGACCAAAATCTTCATCAGGCAGTCGGATGGCGGCCGTACAGGATCGCTTCTGGCTGCAGCACCTTGTACGCGATGCGCGTGTAGTAGTGCAGCACGACTTGGCCGTAGCGTGCGCGGCTGTATGGATCGCGCAGGAAGGTCAGCGCGGTCGAGCGACGCCCCATGTAGCCAAAATTGCCGAAGAGAATCGATTTGTTACCGGCGCCAACGGCAGGCATGGTTTCGTCCTCGTTCCAAAGCGGATATTTCCACAACGTGGCGCCGGTGGGGCCGACGACTGGGGCGCCCGCTGGCGTTTCGGCGAAGAGGAAATCACTGCCCTGCAGTTTGCGGATGGCGCCTTCTGTGGCGCGGCGCATGACCCATTGCGCAGACGGCGAATGGCGTCCCTTCAGCGCGTAGACAAGCGTCGGCACATCGGCGGCGCTGACAGTAGCAGCGGCGGCCAGCGTGACGCTGGTGCCATTGGTAAGCGCCTCGGTGATGAGCGCATTGTTATGCGTCAGGCCGAGGGCCTCGCCGACGTAGAAGTTGAGGAAGGTCATCAGATTTGATCCTTCGTCGTACATCAGTTCGTCGGACAGTTCAATGGCTTTGGTGAATTTGACCAGCGTCATCTGCGCGCGGCCAATTTCAGGCGCATCGCGGTCAGACAGAGAGGCCTCGTTGGTTGACACGAAAACATTGGTTGTTCCGGCTTGCACGGGTACGTTGAGCGTAGTGCCGCCTTCGGGTGCGAAGGGCATGACACCCAGTCGTTCGGCCAGCGCGATGCTGTTGGCTTTGGCGATGATGCCAGTGTAGTGCGCGGTGGGTACCAGATAGCCGCCGTCGGCTGGCGTGGTGATGTTCATGTCGGTATCGTTACTGGCGCGCAGTTCGGCGCGCATCTGCGCATCCATCTCACGGATAGCGCCCTCGTCGCCCCGCACGTAGAGGCGCACGGCTCGCAGTTCTGCCTGTTTGCGGTCGTCGCCAGCGTAGCGCAGCACTACGGGCGCCTGTGGCTGTGGCTGTGGCGCTGGCTGTGTACCTGGTTGCGAGCGCAGATCAATTGTGAGGCGGTCGATCTCTTCTTGCCGGTCAATCTGCGTTTTGAGCGCCTCGATTTGTGCTTTGAGCGCATCGTAGGCAGCCTGCTGTGTTTCGTCTAGCTGCGCGTCGCCAAAGCTGTCGTTGAGTTTTCGCAACTCATCAATCAGTTCGGCGCGTTTGCGGCGAAGTTCAAGAATGTCCATGTCAATCCTCCATTGACAAAATTTCGATTGTGCGATGGCGCGCAGCCGCCCGGCTCCGCGCCTGTATCTCAGCAGCCTCCTGGCTGTCTAATTCTTTCTGACGTGCCATCTCCAGGGTGCGAGCAGCGACGATGGTGGCCTGATATGCAGGAAACGTGACGACGCTCACGTCGTAGAGCGAAAGGTTGCGCAGACGACGTAGACGCTGACCGTTTTCGGTGGTCCAGGTCTCGCCGCCCTTGCGCGTGCGGAAGGCGAAGCTCATCTGGTTCACGTCGCCGCGCTCGACCAGCATGTATACGTCGTTGGCGTAGGTGGTTGGCGGCAGAATGACAGCCATGCGCAACCCGTGCGCGTCTTCGGTCAGGGTGAGCGTGCCGTTGGTGGTGCGCCCCAGCACTAGGTTGGGATCGTGGTTGAACAGTGCGCGCACGTCGGGCGTCTCGGCGAGGGCTTCGCTGAATGCGCCAGGCTCGATCACCTCACGAAAGCCGCCGAGGTCCTCGGATAGGCTGTTAAAGACAACGGCGTAGCCCTCAAGCGTGCGCACTTCGCCATCGGCGGCGGCGCGCAGATTGACGGTGACGCAGCGGCGTTCAATTTCGTTGTTCATCGATCAACTCCTTGACGGCTAACTGGCAGGCGGTGGCTACCCACTCGTTGACGTTCAGTTCGGTTGGTTGTACGGCGCGCAGTGGCGACAGCATGGCGTCGCCAGCTTGCCGCCATTCGTGCATCTGTTCTGCGCACCACTCGGACAGCCGTTGGCGACCGCCGGTGCGCAGGGCTTTAGCGCCGCCCTGCCGGACATCATTGGCGATGCGGGCGTGCAGGCGGTTGCGCACGTCGGCGATCCAGGCGTCGAGCAGACGGTTGCGTTCGGCTTCGGCGCCTGGTTCGGGCGTTGGCTGCGGCTTCGGCTTCGGTCGTAGCGGCTCGCCGTCGTCAGCCTTTGCCATGTTGAGCGGGATCAGCAGGTCATCGCCGCCGGGCAGCGGGTTCAGATTTTCGCGTTCTCTGACTTCGTTGCGCGTCATTACGCCTGAATGAATGGCAGTGGCGTATGCCTGGAAGCGTTCGCTTGTCTGGGTGATAATCAGGCTGTCACGAACGAACTCTGGCAGGAACATCTGGCGCTCCTTGCCGACAAGACATCGCAGCTTGATCTGCGACTCGAATCGGCGCAGCCACTGACCAAGACTGAAGACCACGTAATCACGGCTGATCTGTTCGCTGCTGGCATAGGTTGCGTGCTCGATGTCGCCGATCATTTGCGGCGGCACGCGGAACCATCCAGCGATCTCGCGCCTGGAGAACTGGCGACTCTGTAAAAACTGGGCTTCTTCGGGCGGCACACCGATTCTCTCGATTTTCATGCCCTCTTCGAGAATGGCGGTGCGGTGCGCGTTGCTCAATCCGGCGTGGCTGGCATTCCACGACTCACGCAATCGGTTGGCGGCGTCGGCGCTCAGTTTGCCGGGATGGGTGAGCACCACGCCCGGGCGTGCGCCGTTGGCGAAGAAGCGCCAGCCATATTCAGCCTGCGCCCGCTCGCCGCCGAGGGAATCCATTTGAAGGCGCACAGGGCTGTAGCCAACTACGCCGTCGTAGGATAAACCGGGGATGTGCAGCACACGCCAGTATGGTAGCACGATTGGTTTGCCTGTTCCGTCGGGACGGTATTCGTAGCGCAGCTCGCCGTCAACACGCGTCACCTCCATGCGATCTGGCAGCAGCGGCCAGAGTGCCCTCACCTGCCCGCGGTCATCCCAGTCGATTTCGGCGTAGGCATTGCCCCATAGCAAACAATGCGCCATGAGGGTCTCATAGAAGATCATGGCGCTCATTTCTGGGTTTGGTGCGTCGTGCAGCAGGGTATAGAGGGGATGATCTACGGCTGGCTCTTTGCCGCGTTCCAGGCGGCGATAGAGTTTGAGCGGGACTTGCCCGACATCACTGGATAGCACGCGCACGCAGGCGTAGACAACGCTGATGTTCAGCGCGTTGGCCGGGCTGACGGCGGGGCCGGCGACGCTGCGACCGCCGAGCATCATTTCGATGACGGCAGGATCGGTGAGGCTGGAACGCTGCTCGACGCCGCGCAATGCGTTGATCATGGTGCGGATCATGGACGTTCCTTGCGTGTGAGCGCAGGCGCGGCGAGGGCTACAAAGACGCCAGTGAGCAGCAGCACCATGCCCATGTATGTGAGCAACGCAGGCAGGCCGAAGGCGATCCAGATGGCGACGCCGATCAGGATCAAGCCGGTCAGGATCAGGGTGTTGCTTAGTTGATCCACGGTGCGTGTGTTCATGGCTTCCAGGATAGCAGTCGGCGGGGAATAGTCTGATCACCGGTGATCGGACTGTTCCTTGCGCGTTGCTATGCTGGTGTCATGGCAAAACGACGCGGAGCACGGCGCAGAGTGCAGCGATTTCAGATCGAATGGTACGGCGAGGAGTTCGTCGAGATTCTGCGCGAGCACGGGCCGGAGGCGCTGTTTGAGGCGGCGAAGGTGGTCGAGGACGAAGCGGTGCGGCGTGCGCCGGTGGGCAAGACGGGCAACCTGCGCAAGTCGAGTTATGTGGCCGTTGAGGGTAAAAGCACCTACGTGCGCCGGCGGTACTGGCGGCGTGAGCGCAAGGTGCGCAGCGGCGAGGCGGTGATTGCGTTCACGGCGCCGCACGCACATTTGATTGAGTCCGGGCGGCGGCGGGCCGGAAAGATTGCACCAAAGCGCAAACGGGCGCTTGTGATCGATGGGCAGTTTCGTTCTGCCAGCCGGTTCAGGCGCATGAGCGGCCGTCCCTTCCTGGGGCCTGCGCTGGAAGCCAGCCGGGAGAGCGTGCCGAGGGAGATCGCCAAAGTGTACGGGTCGTGGCTGGACAAGCTGCTGGGGGGGCGACCGTGATCGGGGCAATTGTCTATCAAGCGCTTGCCAGCAGCACAGCGGTGTCGGCGCTCGTGGGAACACGCATCTACCCGGAGATCGCACCGGATGAAGCCGATCTTCCGCTGATTGTGTACACGGTGCGGGCGCAGGATGAGGTAGCCGGAAACGCACCAATGACACGCTGCACGGTGACGGCGAACTGCTATGCGGCAACGGATGTCGAGGCGGAGAGCGTCGGTGCGGCAGTGCGGGCGGTGCTGGATGGGTTCGATGGCAACGGTACGGGCGTTCAGGTTCGTCAGTTGTCGCTGTCGGATTATTCGGAAGTTCGTGACCCGGAGATGGCGCTGTGGGGTCGCCTGGCGTCATTTACGGGATGGATTGTGAAAGGATAGGAGAAGGAACATGGCTGTAACAGATATTCTGGTGACGCCTGCGACGATTTATCGGGCGCCGGTAGGAGAGCCATTGCCGGATGAGACAAGCATCGCTTATGGCATGCCCTGGGGTGGCAATTGGGTGAATTTGGGGTATACCCTCGAACCCGTCAGTTTGAGTTATGAATCGGAAACGTTCAAGTTGATGGTAGAGCAACTGACTGCGCCGGTGCGCAGCGTGCGCCAGGAGGAGAGCGTCACTATCGAAACGGTGTTGGCCGAAATCACGGGCAGCAATTTGGCGCTCGCCATGGATGGCACGATGACATCCACGCCAGCAGGCGTCAATCAGGTGGCGTATGATCTGGTTGAGGCGGGCGGCAATGTGAGCATCAGAGAATATGCATGGGGATTTGAAGGCTACCGGCTGGCGTCGAACAATGCGAGGCTACCAGTGCGCATTTTCATATTTCGCGGCGTGGCAACCCTCAACGGTCAGCTCACGTTTGCTAAATCGTCGGGGGTTGGCATCCCACTGCGCATTGAAGCTCTGCCGGACACGTCTAAACCGGCAGGTAAACAGTTGCTTGTAATTCACAATGTGACATCATCTCCGACCAGCACAACATGAAAACCGTAACGATCACTTTGGGGGGCAAACAATACGAAATCTCCGAGGCGCCTCTGCGAAAGAATGCCGCCTGGCGGTCCAGTTTCACGCGGTTGCTGACGGATGTGGGCGGGCTGATGGAGTCGGCAAGCAACGTCGAGTTGAACAATGTCGGCGATCTGATCGGAGTAGTGCGCCAGATTCAAGACGTTTTGTTGGCGGCGCCGGATCGGTTGACGGCGATGTTGTTTGACTATTCGCCGGTGTTGGCGGCAGACCGGGCGCGCATCGAGGCGGAGGTGTATGAAAGCGAGTTGATCGGCGCCTTCATGGAGGTTCTGAAGCTGGCCTACCCTTTCGGCGATTTGCTCGTGTTGGCGACTGGTTTGACGCCGAAAACCGGCGAATCGACGCTGAGGAACTGATTGCGGCGGAATATGGCGGCGCCGAGTGGATCGATGACGTAGCCGCTGCCGATTTGCTGCTGTCCTACGTGCGGCGTAAACGGTTCGAGGCAAAATTGATCGCTATCGAAATCGCCCAGCTATTTACCGTAGACGATATACAGCGAATGCAACGAGTCCCACCGGACGAGTTGTTAAAGATGATGGGGATCGATGGCAGTTAAACTGGCCGACGTAGTCGCATATCTGCGAACTGACGACAAAGAACTGAAAAGTGGCCTCGGTGCTGCGGATGCTGAGATAACCGGTTGGGCAGGCAAACTGTCTGGCGCTATTGGCAGTGCGGCGATTGGGATCGCGGCTGCCACAGGCGCGGCTGTCGTGGGAGCAACGATCGCCATAGGTAAGGCTGCCTGGGATATGGGGCAGGAATACGACGCAGCGCTCGATGCGATCATCAATGGCACGGGCGCCAGCGGCGAGGCGCTCGAAGCCATGGGAAGGAGCGTGCGCAACCTGAAAACGTCGGCAGCGGGTCTGGGCGTCAGCATGGAGCAGATCGGCGCAACTCTCGCCGAGGTGAACACCCGCACGGGGGCGACCGGCAGCGAGCTTGAAAAGCTGACCGGCGCCATTCTCCAGTTTTCCAGA